ATTTAAAGTATAATTTCCGGCAATTTGAAAACTAGGAATATTAATCTGTAAATATTTAATTATAGTAGTATGTGATTGATCTCTAATTTCAGCTACTAATGTCAAATCAACAATACTTGGAGGAGTCGTTGCACCAACAGTAATCTGATCAGCACTTTTACTAGTATCATAAATGGCTGTAACTTGTTGATTAGGACAACCTGATAATTGAATATCTTTTGTAGATGGAGTTACAGTTTGAATTGTACCATCTTCTAAAATAACACTTACATCACCAATAGGAGTAAGAGTAATTTGTGCAGCACTGCTTGCAGAAGTAGTTAAGCAATCTGTTTGAGCAACAGTAACTGCTCCTGTAGAAACTGTACTACCAACATTTAACGCAATAAATTGTTCTCCAAAAACAGCTTGTTCAATATCAACAGTCAATTCTCTTGTATGATAATAACTATATAAAAGTTTATTATTAACTCCACCACGAACATCAGAATTTGCCATGGTAAGATTAAATGCACTATTAATATTGGCAGTACCATACATAACAGTAGCACCAGTAGTTGCATCTCTAATAATAGCGTTTGCCACACTTACTAAAAATTCATTCGCCATATTTTTTCTCCTTCTTTATTCTTCAATTTTTATTTTACTATTTGGATTATTAAAACCACTATCTATCATAAATTTATTTTTATCAACAAAAATACTATCATAACGGCCAGATTTATCAACATGTCTAAGATAATGTTTAAAAAGTTCGTCTTTTTTATTTTTGGCAGTTATTTGACCACCAACTTCAAGTGGCTTAAACAAACTATATTCTTTAAACATTATTTCTCTCTCAAATCGTGATTGAAATTGAAACAATGTTTTTTCCCCTGTTTCTATTTCTGATAATCCTGTTAAAGCACAAAATGAAAATATTTCATCTTTTAAATCCATATCTATCATATTTCTTTGCATAAATTCAAGTTTTTTTTCTAGTTCGGGATTATAACTTTCTATATATTCTATAGATGTACCATTTTGTTCCAATATTATTTCTCTAAGATTATCAAAATCTTGTTCTGTAAATATAATATCAATTATACTTATAAATATAGCAAATTTCTCATATTCATCTATTCCACTAGGAATTTCTTTTTGAAGATAATGAATTGCATCACTATTAGAATATTCTTTTAAATCAGGTTTATTTATTTGTGTTACATGATATAAAAAATCCAATAATTCACTCGGAACTATATTTACAACATATAACATAAATTTTAAATAACTCATTCTAAGAATATCTCTATTGGCAATATATGATTTAGGTTGACAAAATAATTTATAAAATAATTTTTTATATTTAGTTTCTTTTATTTTAATAGGATAAAATTTTATCCCCTTAAATTCTTGTGGCAATCCCCATATATCATTATCGGGATTATAAATTTGTTGTACTATATTATTCATATTATATCCAATTACAAAACGTTAAAATATTGCCTTTAAATGGCGTTTCGCCACCAATTCCCATTCTAGATCTTCCACCAGATCTAGCATCAAAGTATAAGACTCCTATGCCGCCAATTTCTTGTCCATTAAATATTTCTATTAATTGTTGAGATATCATATTTAATCTTGTTTGATAATTTGATAATTGATTTATTAAATAATGGGTATAAATTTCCATAGCAATGGTTACATTTCCATAAATATGATTTCTAGGAATAATTTCTACAGGAGTAATTCTTAATATTGTTACTTCTTCTGTCCAACTGGCATCTTGACCAAAGTCACTAAATATTCTAAAATTCTTTACTTCTGCACTACCGTTATATATTAATGTCCCTTTTTGAGCAGTTGTTAAGTTTGGATGGTCTGCATCTATCTTATAAGCATCTTTATCATTATATTTCAATAATCTCCAAATTAAATCACTTGCCATCATATATTTAATGCAATTATAAGATAGAAGAGGTAAATTTTCATACTTATTATAAGATTCTTTTCTATCAATATTCATAATTACCATCCTCCGCGTAAATTTACCGAAAATATACGACTTCCAGAACTTCCACTACATAAAATATCCAAACTATTATCTGTATATATTTCATTATTAGTCACAGAAAAAGTATTTGCAGTCAATGGAGTAAATATATAATGATTGACAGGAACAGATGATCCACTTATACTAAATATAAATGAACCCGATATTATTGTAGACCCAGAATAATAATGTGCATCGAAAATTTGTGTTGATCCCTCTAATATATCACCATTATTAGGAGAAATTACTATACCAGATACAGCAGTTGAAGATCCAGATACCGTATATAAATATCTATCTGCTATTCCATTTACAAGATCATCTGTATCAGTATTCACAAATCCTGTTTCCACTTCTAACGTCAATAATTGTGCGCTATTATTGTCTAATGTTTTTGTGTTTAAAAAATTACGAATTCCTCCTCCTAATACACGAAGACAAGTCCAATTTAATGGATTGCCAAAAAGAAATCTCTGATTCTCAAATATGGTGTTTGTTTTTGAATTTTGCTGTACATATATTCTAATATATGCCCCCGGAGTAATTAAATCACTTTTTGGAACATCATTACGTGGATTCTTATATGAATAATCTATACTACAAGGCTCTTCTAATATTGAACTTCCACTCATCCATCGAAGAACATTATTTGCCCTACGAACCGTTGTAGATGCTGTTAAACTTTTTATATTTTCAGAGTTTATAGAAATCCAATAATTATCTGAAAAATAATATTTTTGTCCTACTGATGTTAAATGATTTATATCCTCATAAAATAAAAGTCTTTTCCAATCATCTCCCAATTTTTCTTGAGTTAAAGGATCTATTGCTGATGTAATACGAACATTTACAGGAACATATGAATCATTGGAAAAAGGATATTCTTCTTGAATTGTAAAAGAATCTGTCGAAATTGTTCCTTGCTCTAAAAGCAATGCTTGAAAATCATCTGTAAGTACCGTACTAGCTGAAGATGGAGGAAGTGGTGAAAGCGGATAATATTTAAATGGCATTCATTCATCCCCCTTTATGAGTTAAAAATTTGATTATTCCAATTATTCCAATCATTTGTTTTATAAGAATAATTGATTAAATCTTGACTTAGTTCCTCTTTTATATTATTATAATGTTCTTGTTTGGCATGAAGATTCTGAGCGGAAGAGAAACTTTTAAAATCTCTATCAGTTACAAAATTTTGCATCTGAAGTAAATCTGATACGGTTTTAGCCATCCAATATTTAACCATTAATTTACTCAACATTACAATGTTTTTTGTTGTAAGTGTTGTTGTAAAATATCCTTCAGTAGAACTTCCACTAACTATATAGGCCAAATCTTGATCACAAAAATCTGAAAACTCTACACTTGCATCAATCAACCATGCTTCCAAATATTCGTTAAGAATTAATGATCCTGATGTATTATAAATAGTATCAAGACGATAATCTTTTACTCTTGTTAAAAACATATCGTTTACAGTACTTGATGGTGTCGTCAAATTTTGACCTCCTTTCTATAATTAATTATTTTATAAGTTGTTAATAAATACTAAAGGTATTAGTTTATGTTGTTAATAAACACTAATAATACTAACTTTAATTGTTAATAATTATTACTTAGGTTGTTAATAAATTATAAATCTTACTACAACCCTATTACAAAAATTCCCTTGTGACTTTGACATCTACAAGGGAGATAAGAATATTTTTATTTTATTATAATTATTATAGTTTCACAAATTTTCCATCATCATCAGTAACCATATAATCAAAAGGAATTACAACCACTTTATATTCATCTCCAACACCTTCTTTGATTGTATTTACTATTTTTGTAAATGCATCTACACTTATAGAAGGATTCCACCGACCATTGGCATCAGTATATGATGGTATTTTTATAAATATTTTTTTCATTTTTCTCCAATATTTTTATTATTATAAACAATTTATTGTATAAAAACACAATAAAATGTATGTTTTATGATATTACCATTTATTATCTAGTAAAAACTAAGTTATTTTCTATTCCGTTAGTTTGTTTCTTTCTATACTTTCCTTTTGGAATGATACTCTTTGATTAATATCAACTCCTGATAATTCAGAAACTTTATGAACCAAATTCATATCAACATTTTCTCCGGCAACCATCTTATTTATTAACATATTTATAATAATTCCCTGTTGACCTTCATTCGCAGATTTAAATAAAGATTCAGCATTAGGAGAATTTGACAAAAGTTCTTTTATTTTATTGACATCTAATATTCTTTTATAGTCTTCCTCAAGTCCCAACATTCTTACAGCCGAAACATTATTTACAATAAAATATCCTTTGCGTGCAAAATTCCTTTGATTTTCTTTGATTTGAGAAAGTTCAGAAAACATAATATTTTTTGTTTCACCAAAATAATCAAAAGTATATCTATTGCCAAGATTATGTTGTTTTGTATTTAAATTAAGTTTATCGCCACAAGCAGAAATAACTTCTATCATATCATTAGGAGAAATATTCTCGTAAACGACTTGATTCTGTTTCCCTTCCAACTCTAAAGCTTTGTTCTTCCAATATTCCAATTCTGAATTATCTACTTCTTTACTTCCAGCAGTAGATATTCTTTTTGAAACTCTTTTTTTTGTTCTTTTTACTCCTTCTACATTCTGAGAAGAATTTGTTACTTTATCTAAAGATTCAGCGGGAGTCATTTTTTATTTTCCTTTTTTATTTATAATATAATATTATTTGTGGAGGGTTTTTAAACCCTCCACAAACATCATTTATAATCTAATTATGCTACTGTAATTTCGGCAGCAACACTAGAAGTAACCACACCAACAATCCAAGCTTTCCACATAGTGGAATTCTGTGACATGTCCTGATTGTCAAAAGTATCATCAGTATGATTCATAGCAGTACCACCGATAACACATTTAACAGGTTTATCTGTTCCGGGAGCAATAATCCAAATTCTATCATCGTTTAAATATGTGGCAAAAGGCCCAGTGGCAAAATCAGCAACCTGTGGTAGTTCGTAGGTATTAATGCCAGATATATTGCGCAAGTAGCCCAATTTCACATATTCACTTTCGATATCGTAACGATAATTGGCATCATTTGGGAATACTTTATTCAAAGCAATTTTAGTTCCAAGAGCAATTGGGGCAGCGCCACCAGACCAAGCACTTACCTTGTTAGCCAAAGTAATGAAATCGTCCTGATCAAAACCCACAACTCTCAAACCAGTTGAAGCAGTAGTTGAAAGAGCGGCCATCGCATCAGCCATAGCTGTGTAAATATCTTTTGACATTTCTGTTTCAAGAGATAACAAAGCTTTTGAGATAAAATTAGCCAAAGAATCTTTCCCGGTAAGAACTCTCCAAAGATTCAAATTAACAGTCATCTGTCTCATTTCAGGAGTCAAATATCTCTGACCCATGAATTGAGTTTGTCGTCTAGCCTGTTTCATCCCAAAGTTAGAGGCTTTAGTAACTGCAAATAAATCACGAGAGCGAATATCGAAAATGGCAGTTTCCCCAAAACCAACAGTTTTAATTTCGGCATATGGACTTGTGCTACGAATAACTGTATTTGGAAGCACAGCATCAATAATCTGAGTGCCAATATTTCCAATAGCCCAACGGAGAGTAGGATGGTTATGATAGCCACCAGCAGTTTCAGGGGTTAGATCAGTAATACCAACCTGCTTTGCAGCATAGTTCAAAATCATTTGACCTAAAGCTTCTGTTTTCTGATTCAGGGTGATTTCTCTTCCATCACGATCTTTTGTGGCATAAGAAAGTTTTACACCATTGCGAGAATTTTCAGTCTGATAATGGTTCCAAAAGTCGATAGCAGTTTCAAGAATTGTTTTCATGTCTGTATCGGTAGCGGCAAATTGCAATACGTTTGCGGGTAATTTAGTCATATTTTTATTTATCCTCCATTTTTATTTTTGATTAGTGAGTCAGGTAAAAACGTGACTATATTAAATATGTTCAACTCTGAACTGGTAAGCAACAACACGACCAGAACCAATAGTTCCATCAGGACTAGAGATATAGGTTGTTTTCAAATATTTTAGATAAAAACCATTTACGGTTACTGCTGACCATTTAAGTTTAAAGTTACCACTATCGTCTGCAATAGCATAAGCAGCAGTGGTAGAACTATCTAATGTTTCTGCGGTTACAGTTACAATATCATGAAGTTGTAAACGTCTCGCAACACCAGTTTCTCCAGCGATAGTATAAAAGTCACGAGCAGTTCCAATTCCATTAACTTTATCGCCAGAGCCAGTTACCAAGAATGGTAGCACAGGGCTGTCAACCATATAAACACCAACTGGAGAAGCAGATGATGGGGAAGTGGCAATAAACACTTCACCTTCTGCGGCAGAAGCAGATACAGTTAAAAGCTGGCAAATGTTGCCATTATCCAGAGAAGATGAACTTACAAATTTTGCGCTGTAAGCACCAACATTCTGTGCGGCAATACTGTCTAAGTTAGTAAGGGTATGATAAGTCATATTTTTATTTATCCTCCGTTTTTATAAAATATATTTTACAACCAACCATTTTTTGCATACTCTTTAGTAGCATCTTCAGGTTCATTGTTTTGAATTAGGTATGGTAAAGCTATTCTATTGATACCATCATTGGGCTTCTTTTCTTTAGTGTATGTAAATGCTAAAGCCTTATATTTGTTTTTCCAAGCATCAATGTTGCTCAAACTAAAATTTTTACTATCTTCTCTAGCCTCTTCAACTTTGTCTTTTGGCATAGTTTCACTAATGTCTTTAATGGTAGATTCTATTTCAAAAGCGAATTGTTTGTTTTCAGAATCCTCTTTAAATTTCTTTAAAGCTTCATATTCTGACATATAAGCGTCTTTATCTTCTTTTTCTTTTTTATTATCTTCAGCCATTTTTGACATTTTAGCAAACATGGCTGAACAAAGTTTTGCATAATCCATTTCTTCGCCAGCCTCATATTTTGCCACAAGCTCCTTATTGTCTTCTGTTTCATCTACTAACATTTGCATAAGAGCGGCTAAATCGAGATTTTCATCTAAAGACATTTTTTCCTCTTTGTCTTTAGATTCTTTATCTTCTTCTTTTTTATCTTCGTTGGGAGTTTCTTCCTTGTCTTCCCCTTCTGCTTCTTTTTCGTCCTCTACTTCAGAAGCCATTTCTTCGGTTTTAGGTTCTTCTTTTTCTTCTTTTTTATCAACAGCCATTTCCTCTTCTTTTTTTTCAGGAGGGGCTTCAGTCATATCCTCTTCAGGCTTTTTCAAGTCTTTTTCATCTTCCATATTTTTCTCCTTTTTAACCCACTTTCCATCTTTTACAATATGGGTCTTTTTGAACGAATTAATTGCAGTGGGCCATCCATACTCCCCACCAATTGCATCTGCTTGGGCAGCAATATCATTTGCCTGTGATAAAGAAATAGGGGGATCAATACCCTTTAATGCAGGATTAATTTCTCCAATACTCTTATATGGGAAAGTTACGACATCTTCACCGAAATAAGATAATTGTTTTTTATCTAATTCAGAAAGTTTGTCTAAAATTTCAGATGACCAAATACCACCATCTTTACCACCATATAATAAATAATTTATATAGGATGGGCTTGGAGGAGATTTTGTCATATTAGAAAATTTATTGGATTTATGGGTTTTGGCGATATGTTTTAATTTATCTGGTGTAATTTTGTCGTTTTTGACAACAAAACGAGCACTTGCAAGCGACACAGACGTGGCTCCAATATTATACTCTTTATATAATGATAAACCTTTGTTTACGTTCTTCTTAACACCTTCGGGTATGGTTAAGTCTAATGTATCGTAACGTCCAAATTCTAGCTCGTATGCCTTTTGATATTCTTCTTGCTCTTTCGAAGCAAAGGATATTAAATCTGCTTTCGCGCCTTCGATTGCCGGTCTCACGAATTCACCAAGAACCGTAATTCCAAGGTAGCAATAACTCAATAACTCAGGAATACCAAAACTAGAGGTTTCATTTTCTTCTAAAACCTCCATTTCGACACTCACCGACTTTGACCTATCTCTTTTAAAAATTTCTGTCATTTTCCCAGCATAACGAACCCACAATTTTCCGACAATACTCATCATAACCCTATTGTCAGGCAATACCTTAAATTCGACAGGTGTATCTTTTGGTATAAAGCCGCATATAATCTGATTATCAGAATGACTTGTTGCATCGTCCTTAAGGCGGCTATATTCCCAAATAATTGGTTTTTCAAGAATTGTGTCCGCAGTTTTTCTAAGTGTCTCTTCGCTCACATATAACGAGTGCCTATTATTGCCACTTGCAAACGCATCAATTTTTAATGTGGCGAATTGAGAATTATTTGATTCTTCAAGTAGCTCTACATTTTCTACCGCAAAACTTAATTTTTCTGTCAAATTTTTATTCTCCTTTCTTCAAGGATTCCGACCAATAATTTTTATTTAATTACTCCCTATCATCAACTTAACCCACCAAGGAGCAAATCCTAAAATCTCTTTAAATAATTCTGTATTAGCAAAGTAATAGTTGTTTTTATATATTGAAAGTAGTGGCACATTTCTTTCTAAGAAATATTGCGCCACTATCTTATTACATTTTACTTTGTTGCTAATTTTGTCTGGGTTTATAATATACATTATCCCTCGAATGTAGCGTCAAAAAGAACAAGGTCTTTAGTCATTTTAAGATTCGTTGCTATTCGTTGAGATGTATCTTCTTCTTCAACCTGCTCTTTTAACATAGACTGCAAGAAATCTAAATCAATATAAGATCCTTCTTCAAAAGCAAGATTATATAAAGATTCAATACTTTCTGTGGTCTGCTGTTCTGTCAATACATAAAAATCAGCAATAGAATTTATATCAGAAAAATTAATCATAGGAGCATTTACTTCTCCAATGGTAACTTTTCCTCCATTTCGATCATTAAGATGATCCATGAAAAGATTCGCATGGCCGTTTTCTCCAGCAGATTGTTCCTTGAAAAATTTTGCAAGGTTTTTCAATTGCATATCTTCAAATAAAGATTGAATTTGCATATATTTATTTTGATTGCCAAGTTCAATTATTATTTGTTGACAAATTGCATCATTTAAATTTTGAGAAAGTTTCACTAATTATCCTCCTTTCCCGAATTTTATATTCACACTAGAAGGCTAACCAATTTACATAATCATTTGCCGCAAGTACCCATGAACCAGCAACAGGTCTAGCACCAACAATCAATTTTGAACCAGAAATATAAGCGTTAATGCCAGAAGCAGAAATAAAACTTCCAGAACGAAATACTTGTGCTTGATAACCAGTAATAGTGCTTAGTCCGGGAACGATAGTAACCTTACTTGCACTAATTTCAGTATTACCGACAACGGCACTACCAGTACGAATAGATGCAACATTTTGTACAATTGTTCCTAGTCCAGCTTCTTGCGCAGCACGATTCATTTTATTTAATTTGTTTTTTGTAGCTGTTGAAATTTGTGATCCAGAACCTAAAGTCATTTTATTTTCCTCCATAGAAAAATTGTTTGTATTTTATATGCGGAGCCAGATTATTTGATTATTAATTATGAATCATTCATCCGTTACATATAAAATGTTGATTGTTTATTTTTATTATTTGTTTCCTAAAAGCCTTCCCCACATTGCTATAAGAAAATTGATTAAATTAAATTTTGCCTTTGGATCTGCCTTTGGAACTTCTACAGCATGAGGAATTTCTACAGCAGCTAATGCTTCGCCACCCCATCTTGTCAAAAGTTTTTCAAAATCTTTTGCAGATATGTAAGCCTTTCCGTTTACTCCCCAATCTTCTCCCCAAGAGTTTTGAATTCCAATATATCCATCTTTTCTCCACTCCGTTAAAAGATATGCATGACCACCAACTTTTTGTCCTTTAATATGAACTATGTTATTTTTATCTGGAGTCATCATATCTTCATACCAATCAGTCCCTACAATAACACATCCTTTATTTAAAAGCCAATACTTTACTTCGTCTATGTTTAGTGCAAAAGCATATCCTTGAATCAATTCAAGGTCTACCAAAACTTTTGCTACTGTTCGAATATCGGAACCGTTTTCGGCACGAGGTTGACCATCTTTGATTTTACAAAGATAATAAAATTTATGTCCATCTTCTGTAGTATACCTTGTATTAATAGGGTCGTTGATTCCAAAATTAGCCATAGAAAAACCACAACAATGTCCAGTTTCAAGTTGATCTAATGGTTTACCATAAAATTTCCAGCATCGTTCTGTTACGATACTTTCTTCTGTTGTTTTTGGTATAAAAGATGATAATTTATAATCTTTTTCGTCTATAGGAGATTTTATTCTACCAAATGTTCTATTCACGTAACCTCCTTTTCGTATAATATTTATTATCTAACCCGATAAAAGAGTAATTTCATCGGGTTAATTAATGTGTGTTTTTATTTATTTTGTTGTTATTTATTCGCCTTAACTTTTGATATGTTTGAACCTGCCGCACGTGTGTCAGCCCCGCTCTCACTCAAATCCTCTTCGGCTTTCGATGGTCTTCCAGCTTGTGCTCCCGCAGCTTGTTGAGCAGCAGGGACAATAGGTGTGAGTTTATCTACCCATCCATTAACACGAGCTTCATCGAGTTGGGATTGGAAGGTGAAAGGATTCATCTGATGTGCAGCAGCTATCTTCTGGGGTAGGACGATACCGACTCCCATTAGAGAAGATTGAGCTTCACGTCTTCTTGTTTTATCAGTATAAAAATTAGTTCCCTCTAAATCAATTTTAAATTTGTATTTCTTAGTTCTTTTGTTAATTTGATATTCAAGGAATTTATTAAACCAAGGATAAATCTCTTCGGAAATAAAGGAGTCTGTGTCTACCGATAGTAATGTCTCGACTTGATTCATTTTTTGTTCACTACCATAAAGCAACGCACTATTTACACCAGCTTTACCAAGAGTATCTTTATTCCAACTAGAAGAAATATCTGTATTAATAGAGTATTCTATTCCCTTGATGTCATTCAATGGGGCTGTAATTACATTAACCGATTCATTAATAGCAGATCTTAATAATTGCAAGAATGGTTTTAGATTCTCTGGCGATATGGCAAAAGCATCTTTAACTTTTGCACTTGTCTCTTTTGAAATCATTGGAATCTGTCCTGAGAGTAATTTTATAGCAGCACTCATATAAGAACTCTTTTGCAAATTCCTTATTACATTTTGATTAGCTAAATCTGGAAAAAGACCGCTAAAATATGGTATACGAGTTGTTTGCTGTGGTTGTAATTTAAAAGACCAAAAGCCGTCTTTTGGACTGCAATCACCCCATTGCGCCCATGTACTATCTCCTCTATAGTCTATGTTAATAGAAGGATCATAACTATTGCCACTACTTCTAGTAAATATCTTAGAATATGTTTCTTTAAAAATAGAAGGAAACATATCCATATCGATTCCACCCTGTTGAAAATATGTGTAATTGAAACTAAATAAAAATCCATAATCCCAACGCCCAGTAATTAAACAATATGTCGGATCAAGTTCTTGCATGACCCAAAGATCACCTTCGTCCCGAAGCACCGAAAAATATGCTTCCTGACGATAAAGTTGTTTGAGAATTAATTGAAATTCTTTTTTATGATCAAATTTTAAAAAGAAATCTTTTACTACGCTTAAGTCTTTTTTATATTCAGAAGAACCATATTCAGATATATCTTTTATGTTTTTACATGTATATGTAAAATCCCATGAAAGAATATCTGCCATATAATTAAGTAATCTTTTATAAGGAGTGCTCGTATATTCAAAATTCTCAGATAATCCCAAAAGCTCTTTTTCAGAGTCTTTGGGATTTTCCAATGCTTTTGTTACTCTTTCAGGAGTAACCCCACCAGTAGTCATGAGTCCAACGTCTCGCATACGTGCGTTGACGAGTTGGGGTGTAAAAGCGCTAGGATATATATTAATTCCTAAAGCCTGTGCGAAACGTAATGCAAGATTAACGTCTTCTTCGGAATTTAATATATCTTCATTCTCATTTTTATTTATAAATTCAATATTTGATGCTATTTTTTTTCTAGGAGCCAATGTTTAAGCCTCCTTTCTTTTATTTTTTAAAATATTTGTGTTAACCCAGATATAATATCCCAATCAGTAGAGTTATCATCTCCTTCTTTGACCAATTCTTGGTCAAAAGAAGATATAACCCAATTTGCATATAAAATTGCAGAATATCTATCTTTATAACATCCCGCTTTTTCTGTTAATTTTATTTTTCCACCCACTAAGCTCATGTCAAGATTAATGCACTCCGATATCATTAAATTTGTATTTAAATACGGATTCATATAAAAACCGTATGTTTCAGAATCATTAATATCTTGTGTAAATTCAGGGATGTTTCTTATTAAAAATTCTTCAGCATCACTATCAGAAATTAAAAAGTGCCATAATTTTTTTTGTAATGACATTCTGAGAGAACTTGCCATTTGACTATTTGATTCTTGACTTGCAGAAATTGGAAACATTACAGGTAACGGATTTAAACTTCTAGTATGATTTTTAACCAAATCTTCTCTTGCTTCTTTTTTTATAAAATCAAAAACATCATCAACGATACCAAGGGCAGGATAAGTTATTCCTCTATCATCACAAATAGTCGGTTCAGTGAGAGAATTCCAAACTCCAATCCCCGCATTTTGCACATCAATCACCAAATAATCACTTTCAAAATCAAAATATATATCTTTGATTCTTCTAGCCTGAACTTCGACATCTCTACCCTTATGCGATTCCATATAACAAAGATGTCTTTCATAACCCTTTCCAAGAATCGGAATAAGTCTAATTGCGGCTATAATACTATTATCATTTGCTTTATTTGCTCTTGTTGCCAAATCAACGGTTATAAATCTTATTTCCCCATCAACCTTTTTAATTTCATTTTTATTCTTTTTAGAATAAATTTCATCTCGTTGAGGATAAAAAGCTCTTTTTAAATTTCTAGGAAATAAAACTGGTTTGAAGTAACTTTTGCCACTAGAACCACTAGGAATATTTAAATATTCCATTTGGGCAGAAACAGTATCCATATCTGCCATTTCATTTTTAATCATTTCTTCTGTTTTTATATTATGATATAATACCAAAAGATAATCAAAGGCTAAGAAATTTGCTGTCTCATCTCCCGCCGCCATTCTTTTTATACAAGATTTTACATATGTATACCAATACTCAGCAGTATACCATGCGCTCGTTATATAAGAAATTCTTCCTTCTTCTTTCAACAATGAATCATTCTTATATTCTGGTTTAAGTCTAAATGGAGGAGTTCTTACTTCAAGAATAGGTTTAATAACCTGTTCCAATATTTCTTTTGGAACTAGTCTGGACTCCTCTATAACAATATGATTACCTCTGGAACCCCTTGCCGAATCAGAACTTGGAACAACTTTAATCTTGCTTCCATTAAAGAAAATTGCTTCATATGTATTTGAATTTACCGTTATGTGATCTATTTCTCTTTCAACATTTAAATGCGTATCTCTAAGAGATGTTAGTTTCTCACTAAGCAACAACCCACCCTGCTTAAGAGTTTTAGAACACACTACCACAGACATTCCGGGATACAAAACAGCCAAAGTCAAAGTCCATACGGCAATAATCCATGTTTTTGCGGCAGCGCGACTTGCAACAATATATGCAAGATTGCTTCTTTGAAGAACCCATATCATTAATATTTGATATGGATGAAGTTTTATTCCAAAGTACATCTCAATAAAGCGGTGTGGATTCCTTCTGAAGAAAGTGATCCATCGTTTTAATCTTTCTTTTCTTTCTCCCTCAATTGTTTTACTTCTTATCATTCCTTTTGGTCTAACAAAAGAGTTTTGAGAACTTAAATTTTTTGTTTGTTGATTTTTATATGGTCTTGGAGAAGTTGGACTCATTTCTATTCTCCATCTTCTATAATTTCATCCTCAATTAATTCATCATCAGAATCTTCTGTATCTACATTAAAATCTCTAGATTGAGTAATGAAATTCTTTAATGGACGAGTAACGTATTTTTTAAAATAAAAATCTATATTATCAAAATCCTTAAAAAGATCCTTGTCTTTAAAATAATCCGCAGGCTCATTTTCTTCAATTGTTTTTATAAAAGAAGAAAATGTTTCTTGTGCTTTCCCCGAATTAGCAGAAGAAGCTTTAGAAGGATCTACCCCTGCTGTTTTCATTAATTTTTGTAAATCTTCAACCTGTTTTGCTGTTGGTTGATCAGATTCTCTTTTTTTTCTAATATCTAAAATGGCTAAACATATTTCTTTCAACAAAGTCTCATCTGCCCTAGTATCACACTTATGCTTACCTTTCCAAGCAGCCATTTCATTTTCAAGGAAAATATAATCATCTTCAGTTAAATTAGATCCCCAAAAATATTTTAAATCGTAATTAGTATTTTGAAATTCAATATCATTATCAGATAATATCATAGCAGGAGTATCTTCTTGAAACGTTAAGTCTACATTAGATCTATCATCTTGAATACATAATTTCATAGAAGTAAGCAATCGGGCTTTATACAGCCCAAAGAAATTATCACTTTCTGTTCCTCTGGCTTTCATTGTTTCTATTTGTTGTTTCGCAGCTTCAATAGCATTCTCATCGTATTTTAAATTCAATAAGCGACACGTCTTAAGCATAGCACGTTCGATAGATTTCTCACTTAAATAAAAACCATTATAAATTTGTTGACAACATTCTTTGCAGATTGACATTAGCCCATTTCCATCGAGATAAAGGTCTACGGCAGAATAAAATTCGTTTGGTTTTTTCATTTTGCAGCACTTGCGGCAGTAGGCTTCGGAGATTTGCATCCCTGTTTTAGTCGTTACCGCAGACGACTTTCTTCTTGATTGTACCATCATCTCTCCATAATTTAAAATTAGGCTGATACCGCAAAGATATCAGCCTATCTAAAACTTAATAAAAGTTGGATTTTATTATATTAATAATATTTTGTAAATATTCTACTAACTTCAGATCTTACATTATCATTTTCTTTATCATCAAAAACTATAATACCAACTTGTGGTAATCCTTGCAATTTTTCAATAGCTCGTCTCAATCCAGAACTTTTTCTAAATTCTTCTTGAGTAGCTTGTTCCATATCGCCAATAAAGCAAATAATACTTCCTTCTGAACAGCGTTCACCTACCATTTTAAAAATTTCTTCAGTGAGATCTTCACATTCATCAATCATCATCCATGCATCTTTAATATCCCGACCTTTAAGAAAATCTATACCATCTACTTCTAAAGTATCTCTGCCAATCATTTCTTCAATAGTTAATTGACGATCACTCATATTGTCTTTTAAAAACCCTAACCAAGCCAATATTTTTTCTATTTTAGATCCCTTAAGAAATCCATTACTTCTTCCTATACCAACATTATGTCTAACAGAAAAAAGTTTAGAATATATTTGCTTATCTACAAAATATAACCCATGGACAATAGCGAGTCTTGATTTTCCTGAACCTGCTATACCACTTAAAATCTTTATCTTTATTTCCTTATTGGATAATAAATCACAAGCACATTCTTGTTTCGGAGTCAATGGCTTAAAATCTTTTATTTTAATATAAGATAAAGGAACTAAATTATTACCATCCCATCGTCTTTTATCTATAACTTTGCCATTTATATCTTGTATAATTATATACTGATTGACTATGAAATTATAATCGGTACTTCTTCCTTCATATAATGCCGCTAATTCTTCATCGTTAGGTTGAATTACAGTATAACCAGTATACAAAAAACACCTCCAAAATAAAAGGATTTTTATTAAAAAACTACACAACTACAATATTCATAATATCTGTAATACCATTTTCTTTATCAAAAACAAAACACTGTGTTCTTTTTTCTGTCTGTTGATATCCTTTTTCATTAGTCCACCTAGACCAACCAGAAATAGTAGGCAATCTATAAATTTCAAGATATCCTTGTTTTTCATAATTCATAGCAGAATGCAAATGCGCTAAAATACAATACATATGTGTAGCTTCGCTCCACTTCTCTTTTGCTTCAGTGGTAATAATTTCAAGTGCTTTTTTTACAGGCATATCATGAGAAAGTGCAACTAAATTCTTTCCAAAAGAAAAATATTTTCTTGTTATTGGAGAATTTTCAAAACTTACATTTTTATCATCTTTGAAATAAAATTCTATTGCCTTAGAAAGCCCATAATATGAATGAGTATCATGATTTGAATTTACAGAATAAACATCAACTGGAGCAATTGGCAAAAATGATTGAATCATTTTTATAACCATTTCTGCTGCTCCATCCATCATATCAAACCACGAACTGTCGTTATCTTGAGGGGTTCCAGCAGTTGTTGTTCCAAAAATATTATCACAATTCAAAAAATCATTTCCAAGTAAAAGAACAATTTTTTCATATTTCTGACCTTTAACTCTTTGAAGAATTTGTGAAATAGCTTTTTCAACCAAATCTTCCGCAACTGTCATATTATATGTATTTCCAGTTACTTTTTCGGTTGCCATCATGCCATAGTGAAGGTCTGCGAAGGCCACGAAAAGAGCTTTGCCATTAGAAACATAATCTGATTTATATTTAAGTTTATTAAAATTTTTGCTTTCTAAATTATCAAAAAGCTTTTTAATAATTTCTTCAGACCATTCTTGTTTCTTTTTTACTAATCGAACTTCTATATGATAAAGTGGAACCACTAACATACGGCCTGAATCAGATACATCTCCTTGGGTAATACTTCCATTTTTTACATGCCATTCTACGGATCTATCTTTACGATATCCCTCACTCGTCTTAACCTTAAAGCGTTCAATCTCCCAAATATTTGTATCAATATTAAATTGTTTTATAACATCTTCTTTTGAAAGCATTCGTTTCGAAGCGCAAACAACATTTATAAAATCATTTCCTTGATCATAAGAAGAAGATTCTTCTTGTTCCTGATAATTGTCGCTATTTGGATTAAAAAATCCTCTTTTCCTTTTTTCATTTTTTACATCATTTCTTAATGCTTCGCCAGTTTTACCATAATTTAATTCTTTATTTAGTCTTTCCCAAAAAGGTTGACCATTATTCTTTTTTTGTTCGGCAATACAAGCATAAAAGATTCTGTCTTCCAATATTTTTCTCCATAATTATAATTTTTATTCAAGATAAGTTCCACATCCTCCGCAGAATTTATGTCCTGATTTATTTATTCTTCCACATATTTTACATTGAATTTTATCTCTAGATGTTTTTAATTCTCCATTATATCCAATTAATTTTAATACAATAACTGTACTATCATTTTCCAAAGTATCTACATAACAAGTATTTAAAGATTGATTAATCTCATTACCCTTTACTGTAATACCATTATCATCTAGTGAGTCCAAAGAAATATTATTGCTATAACTACAAGTTACATGATTACTATCTCGATATACCAAATCATTATTAGTAATACTATAACTACTTGTTTTATAATCATACCAAGTAGTATATGTTTTCCATGGTGTGTATTCCCATTGTGGTGTCGTATAAATAGTATATGGTATTTCTACTTTTTTCTTTTCCCATGTTATCTCAACTCTTATGAGTCCATCTTCAGGAGTAATTCCACGAAATTCTTCTATTTCTGACGACACTTGTATAAACTTAAAACAATTTTTTAATTTTCCATTTTCAATATATCCATTCAAATCTACTGAACTATTTCCATGAATTACAATGCCAGATTCTGTGACATTTTTGCCATCTATGGATATTTTTACAACCGCTTTTCGACTATCCATATTTTTTAGGAAAATTTTATATTCTGAATTAAATGGAATTTTTACTTCACCATTTTCATCTCGAATATATTTATTCCCAACTTTTACCGCTGCTACAAAATTCTTTACATAAACCATTTCTTTTCTCCTTTATCATCCAGCTAGTTGATATAGTTTTTAAAGCTGGAGAGAGATTCTGGTGAGCTTCGCTCTCACGACATTCTGTTTGGAAAACAGACGGTCTACTGGCCTGACCTACAGAATCTTATTACAATTATATTTTTCTTTTTGGAAATGGCTTACCTTTTTTAGCTTCAGACATTTTCTTCCTCATACTTGAACCAAGTTCTGGATCAGAAAGTCTATTTTTTATAGAATTAGAAATTTTCATTTTATGCTCTTCTGTAAAAACATTTCCTTTATTCGCGTCTGATAATTTTTTTCTTGTTTCTTCTGAAACTGGCCTTCCCGTATTCGCTTCCGATATTTTTTAATAACTTCTGGATTTTGCATATTCTTTTTCGATAAAACAAATAATTTCTTTTTTGTTTTTTCGGAATGCTTTAACCCCTTATTACTATCAATACATTCTTTCCTAATATTATATTCTGGCTTTAAAATATCAAAGTATTTTTGTTCGTAATATGTTAATTCAGGAATCTCACAAATTAATAAAATTTCAAAAACAAAATTATCTTTTCCGTATTTATTATAAGCGTTTTGTAAGTATGGATTTTTATGTATACAATTTTTTAATCTAGAAAAATGATATCTCTTTCTATTTTTTAAATTAATCGATTGCCCTATATAAAAATGATTATTAACTAAATTTCTTATTTGATAAATCCCGCTTAATTTCATTATTCCTCCACAAATAAATATCTCCAATTAAATAAATAGGGAAACACACTTGGAGTTGTGTGCTTTTTGCGCCGTCGCGCTATCCCTATAAAGAGCTAATGGTGAAGAATCGAACTCACGACCTAACGTTTACAAAACGCTTGCTCTGCCATCTGAGCTACACTAGCATTGTAAGATAGATGGGAGTTGAACCCATAACCCCTATGTCCCAAACATAGTGCGCTACCTGATTGCGCCACTATCTTATAATGTTACAGCTTCCCATTTATCGGTAGGGAAACACCTGATGCTATATTATTTATTTCTTTTCACAATCCAAGATTAACTTTTTTAAAGAAATATTTTTTGGATTTAACTCTTTTTTATTTATGCTCTTAATCATTTTATATCCTTACCAATATGCGCTTCACGTCCATGTTTTTTTATTACAGACGACCTCATCGGAACTCAAATCCGATTTATCTGCGTGACAGACAGATGTAATACCCATATACCATGAAATCATTGTGGAACTTAGCGGTACTGCCCCGCTTTCTTCGCATTGCAAATGCGACATAATACCTTCTATACTAAAGCCCCATTATATTTAATTAATTCTATTTAATAAGTTATCATTGAAAGATTCGGACTTTCATTTTTTGGGTCAAAGCCAAATGTCCTGCCGGTTAGACGAATTGATAAAATTTGGTAGATATTCACAATCGGTCGAAACCTTAAGTTATCCCTACCATTATAATAAAATATTTGAACTCGCCCTTATTTTGATTGCATAGCGAGTAGCAATCCCCTTCAACACTCATCTATTTTTTAGTTCCATAACGAGTAGGAACAAACATTTGAATCTGCTAATTTTATCGTTGTCTGCCAACTAGGATAGCCCAAACTCACTATCCAAATCATGAGTTTTTCTGTTGCTCACCAACGACTGTAAGCCATTATATCTTACACGACATCCTTTCGGACTTTTCAGATTGATAGGGTGTTAGCGCACCGTAATACCTATATTTTAAGTCGCCTATATTTTCGTTGCCGACGATGGGCAAACAAGATTATGCTTTTGTATCACTATGCTGCCAAAAGTAGCAGACGATACTCAAAAATGTGCCTACTAAAAGAAAATTTCTTTTTTTCATATATGGTACGTAGGACTTTAAAATGACATCAATGCCATATACACTGTGGATTTCTCCAATCTCGGTTCGCTAGGCTTTCCCTATCGCGTGATATGTACTGTTATCTATTATATTACCACACTATTACAAATTTGTCAAGAGTAGTATGATATATTCGATTTGACTGAATTTTAAATCTTAATACATTCTACCACAACATACGATTTTTGTCAAGGGTAAATAGATATTTCATATACAATAATATACATTTTTTGTCTATTTACCTATATAAAAACCGATAAAATGATTATTTTATGTTATACTGGTGATAATTCCATATGAAAAAGGCTACATTATCTAAAATTAATATTTAATATATCTCAAAGTAGCTATAATGCATAGTTACAGCTACTTTAGGTTATACTAAATTGTAATATAATTAATTATGGCAAATTAGCATAAACAGTAAAACTAACAGGAGTAGAATATCCTATAAAATCTGACATTTCTAAATAAGATTGAACATTATATGTTCCTGCTTGATTTAGGTCTCCTATTACGGTTCTATAATATATTTTTCCATCAGTACCATCTGTTAAAAACGTAGCACTAGCACTGATAATAGTGCTATCTGGTTTTTCTATAATTATTGTTTTTGTTGAGGCACTAGATATATCCAATACCCCATATCCTTCCCTTATTTCTAATTCTACTAATAAATTAATTGCGCCAACTTGTATATTATTTTTTACATTTAAAGACGGATTTATAAGGGGATTATATATATTACACCTCCTTAATTAAAAATTAATCATCTACTTTTGTTATAAATACATTTCCAATAATGCTTTTATCCAAATAACTATTTTTATCTGCATTTTTATTTATAAAAGACCATCCATAAATACCCTTATCTATATAAGACATTCTTTTTATATCTTCTGTAAGCCAAGAATAACCAAATATTTTTCTATCAATATATGATTTTCTTAATATTATTGACATAACAATAGTTTGCAAAATTAAATTACTTGAACTTTGTAATTGTAAACAATTTTCTACAACAAGAGTATATTGTGGATCATAAGCAATTAATTCAATATTATTTACTTGCTGAGATTGAACAGAATTATTCACAGATAATATTTGATGCTGTATAAGACTCACAGATTCACATATTTGTGACTGCAATGCATTATAAACATAAAATTCTGTTACTAATTCAACATTATCAGATTGCTGTAGTTGACTACAATTTTGAACATTAATAACTTGGTGTTGTACTAATTCAATATTATCTGAAGCAACTGATTGCCAACAATTACTTATTCCCAATATTTGATGTTGTGTTAATATTATATTTTCAACAAATTGTGTCTGTATATTATTAGAAACAGTTAATATCTGATGTTGAACCAACTCTACATTATCACAAGCTTGAAGCTGATTGCAATTATCAATAATCAGAGAAAACTTCTGAACTAAAATTATGTTATTAGCACTCTGTAATTGAGAACTATCAAGCACAATAATTTGTTGATGTTGAGTCAAACTAACTTCATTTGAATTCTGTAGCTGTACACAATTGCTTACAATTAAAGTTTGACCTTGGGATAAATTAATATCATCAGAAACAATAGTTTGAGAACAATTATTTACATTTAAAATTTGGTGTTGAATTAAATTAATGTTATCAGAAGATATTACTTGTGTAGAATTTGATACTGTTAAAATTTGATGCTGTAGCAAAATTACAGAATTTACACTTTGTAATTGATTCGCGTTATCTATAGATAATATCTGATGTTGAATTAAATTTACAGCATCTGAGGTTTGTATTTGTGTTGCATCATTTATTACTAAAATCTGATGTTGTATAAGACTAACAGTATCACATAATTGTAAATGACTGGAATTATTTGTAGATAATATCTGATGTTGTATTAAATCAACACTATTAACAGATTGTAATTGACTACAATTATTAGAAGTTAATATTTGATGTTGAATTAAACTAACTTCTTCGCTACTTTGCAATTGAGTAGAATTATTAACACTTAGAATCTGATGTTGAGTAAGAGCAACATTGTCACTTGTTTGAGTATGACTACAATTGTTTATAGATAAAACTTGATGATGTGTTAATACAACATTATCTACATTTTGTAATTGATTGGCATTGTTAGTTTCCAATATTTGATGTTGTATTAAATTTACATTACCAACCAATTGCGATTGAATAGAGTTGCTAACAATTAAAATCTGATGCTGTGTCAATACAACATTTTCAACGCTTTGTAATTGGCTAGAATTCTGAACTGTCAATGAAACAGAAGATATTGCACCATTAAATAGCAATAATATAGACATAATATCCTCCTATTTAATTAGTGCTTCTGTAATATTTTATATCCTCCATCGCTATTAATTATTGTCTACAATAACGTTTATAGCATATTTTTCAGAAGACACAGCAGGAGTAAATGCTGTTCGTGTTTCTAAAGCTACCCACAAAGAAGTAGAACCTACCGATGCTATAACTGGTTGTCTTATAGTAGTACTATCCCAAGCAAGACTACAGCTACCACTAACATTAACGCTAGAAATCATAGGAGGCAAATCAAAAATACCTAATTTCAATGCAGTATCAGCATAGGTATCTGAATATGGCAAATTATCTCCAGTAATTGTTACAGATGAAGCACTGTAAAAATGAACCCTGAAAACAGGAACTATAGAAGCTTTATTAGTAGAAACCGTTAGTCCAACAATATAGCCACTACCTCCAGCAATTCGAAACACATTAGGTATAGCATAGGGAGTTGTCACATTTGCACTACCAGAAACCGTATCACCTATAGAGTAAGCAGTAGAACTACCAGACGTATTAGTAAATTCTGCGCTACCTGATATTAATCTTCCACCAATTTCACCTATATGTGCTTCTCCAGCTACCATAGATGGTAATCTAGTTACATCTACATCAAGACCATTAGCAGTCGTTCCCGGAATCACTTCTATTCCTGCACCAGTGCCATCCATCAATTTCATATATTGCACTTGAACGGATGAACCAATATCATCAGTAGCTACCACGCCACCAGTTCCGGGCAAAGTTATATTGTCTGACATTGAGACCTCCTATTATTAATTATTGATATAACTTTTACTTATTAAGTTGGGTCTCCAATAGTAATTATAAAACTTGGTACATCGACAGTTCCCCCGGCAACGAGAGCTTGAGAACTGCATGTCGTTCCATATCTTAAAGTACTACCACTTATCGCTTCGACCAATCCAACAAAAAGAGCCGTTCCGGAATTAGTTATAGTCATACCGGGTTTGGCTGCAACTGTAAGTTGTCGTCCTCCTCCAGCAGCATCTGCTTTAGTAAAACTTCCGCTACTAATAGGTATTTTAGCAAGCATTAAGTTCGTATAAGCATCCGCAAACGTTGTTGGAGACCCAGAACACACAGTTAAATAATTACTTCCAGCCACATAATCTAAGCTAGAATCAATCATAGCATCTGGAGCATATTTTCCCATCAATTACCTCCTATTTTTGTGGTCACACCACAAGAACTATTTTGAACTATTAAAGTTACATGATTTTTATTATCAGTATCTTTTTGTTTTTTAATATGAGTACGTTTCTTTCCCATTTTATTCCTTATCTATATTCATATGCGCCAAAAGATGGCGTAGTACTTCTAGGAATGCCATCATAATCAATATTCACGCCTATATTTGCTCCTGTAGTTTTACAAGGAGAAGATGATTGTAAATGAAAATCTGTATAATTTGTTCTAAAAACAGGCGATGCTATAGTACTATTAGTTGCGTCTGGGCTTCCTGTCAAAGCTTTCCATTGTGCTAAAGTCAATCCACCAAGAATTGGACTTGATGTATCACCATCTGCATAATAAAGATTATTATTAAAAGTATTGTTAGCGGCTAAAGTATTTAATGTCATATTTGAAACATCCATTACATATTGATAATCCATTAATACAGCATCTTCAACAAAAATATTATTTTTTATAATATTATGAGCACCAGTAACTATAGCATCAAATTTAATACCTGTATTGACAGAATTCACAAGAGTATTATTATATATATAATTATCTCTTGCATCAGTATCACAATATATATTATTTACGGTATTACCATAAGCAATATTATTTTGAATCACAGCTTTATTATGTCCTACATAATATCCAAAATAATTATTATAAGAAACACATCTTTCAATCAATGGATTATTTGCAGAAGTATATACTCCTTCACAATTAATTTTTATTCCGGCGGATTTATTATTATATGCAGTTACACCTATAACACTTGTTCCAAATTTAACATATACTCCATGATCTAAATCAACACTATGTCCATTAGAATAATATGTTCCACCTTGAACAGTACAATTGACAACACCACCAGATGCTCCTATAAAAATACCGGATGTATAATTATCATGAGCAGTGCAATTTATAAAATGCACATTATATACACCCTCGGGCGCATCAGTATATGCGCTTGCTCCGATGTAATTTGCAGAATTACGAAACTCACAATTATTGAAAGTTACATCGTGAGTAAACACACTAGCTGTTTCATTATTTGCTCCAATAGCACCATTAAATATTATATCTTTAAATGTGAAATATGGATAAATTAAATATAAAGAATGATTTAAAGAAGAACCACTAATTATAGGGTTAGTTCCATCCCCATAAGGTTTAAAGTTTATATATCCTTCTCCGTGATCTGGCATAGAAATCATTTCTCGCCATATTTCACCTCTTTTAAGAAAAATAGTATCATCACCAACCAACGGTAATGTATTCAGTTTAGCAATTGTTTTAAATGGATCGCCTGTTCTTAGCCCAGTATTATTGTCATTCCCATTCGTAAAATCAAAATAATACTTTGTAGTAGTATGTGGAAACAATAGCAATAATCTATGGGAATTTAGGCTCATAATTCTTTTATATTTACCTCAATATCTGTTTTGATAGTAGCTTGAGCTACCGCAGAAGCACTAGTTCCTGAACGAATTTTCATAAATTTCCATCCCTGCATTTTAGTCCAGTCAAGAGAATATGCTCTTAGATAAGAACCTGTAGTTACAGAAACCTCGGTCGTTTGGTCATATAGAGAATAAAAATTAGAATTATCATTAGAAACTAAAAATGTTAGTTTGGATGCAGTTAAACTACTTCCAGATATAATTATTCCTGTAGGTGTCCATCCATTTAAACTAATAGAACTGGATATGGTATCTCCCACTCCAAGTGTAATAGTTTTTATATCTTTTAAAGTCATATTTCCTCCTTATTTTCTAAATAAATATTGAAATAAGGAGGAGTCCCTATTTCAATAAATCATATAATGCTTTACTTGCTTTAAATTTAATTCGATTAGATTTTTCAATGTGTTTTTTTTCATTTGTTTTAGGATTTACACCTTCATGTGCTGCAATTTCTCCAATACTAAGAGAAAATAATCCTACAATGTTAAGTTCTGATTTATCTGCTATAATTTGTTTTAACACATCTTCAAATGTATTTATAATTATTGTTATATCACCAATCGTAAAATCTGCTCTATTTGCAATTTCACGAATTAACCAATTTTTATTATATTTTTGCATTTAATTTATCCTTTTTCCAATATTCCTATTCAATATACGAATGCAATTTATCTGCGGAAATCTATACGCAATCAATATTTTCTAGCCCTATCATCACATCTTCTTTTTTCTTCATAACATTCCAAACAAAGATTGTGTCTTTTCGCCCTCTTCTCAATAACCCTACCACAATTCTCACAATACCATGGATAAAAATCAATAAGGCTATTCATATCTGTAACTACAATAGCAACAGGAGAATCATCGTCTACAAAACATATTCGATATGCTTCTGTTCTTATTCCTACAATCAACCCTTGCTGTTGTAGTTCATAAGCTATTGTATTTCTTTCTTTTTTAGAAATATTAACTTTAGCTAATTTAAGGATAGTAGTTATTTTTTCGTTTACATAAAACTTTTGAGTGTCTTCTTCTGTAAGCACTTCTAAATTAACATTATTTAATTTAGTATTATTATTTTTATAATATTTTGCAAGCACTAACATTGTAAATAATATTTTTTGTCTTTTATAATTTCCCGCATTTCTAATAATATTAATTTCATTTTCAGTTATATGAACATCTACAGGAAATCTTAATCCAAATTTATATGCTGCTTTTATACCATTATTTAAACAATCCATTGCTAAAATTTCATTAAAATTAGGATTATGTTTTTCATAAAAATCAATTAGACTTTTCTTTATTTGTTGTTTATTTTTGCCCATACGCTTAAAGTATTTTGCCAATATAACTACATCATCAAAAGAAACATAAGATATTAAAGCTGGTTTTAATAATTCTTCCGCTCTTTTATTTTCATAAAAAATCATTTATATCCTCTATATTGATTTTGATTTCCATTCTGGAATATTTTTTACCTAAAAATTCAATATCTCCATTTTCATCTATAAATGGTATTTTTACAACATCATATACTTTACTTTTAATGTTTTCTATAATTCCATTTCCAAAAATACTCCATGCAAATTCTTTATTATCATGTTCATAAGAAACATAACATCGAGATATTGCGTCATTTGCTAGTTCTGAAATATTAGAAGATATTAATAATGCTTCTTGAAATATGGATTTATTATATTGTTCAATAGTTTTAAATCTAGAAGATCCATCTTCAGATTTTATATTTCCAAAATTTCTTTTTTCTGATTTATATTTATCACATAATTTATATATTTGTGTAGTGTGTTCTTTATTAGATATAATATTTAAGTCTCGCAAATCATCGCTTTGTTCTTTTGAACGACATTTTACTTTGCTTATGTTTTTTATTTCTTTAATTCTTTTTTGTATATATCGTGAAAGAAGATTCATAGTACAATCGCTATCTAATAAAGGATTATATTTATAAAATTTATTTATCATTTCCATTTGTTCTTTAGATAGTAACATTATATCTTTTATTAATAAATCTTTTAATTCTATATTAAAATTTCCAATACTTCTAACATTCCAATCATCACAATATTTTTTATAATCTCTACTATAATTTTGATATAGATTTACCATAAATTGAGGACGTTTATCTATAAGTATAGAATTATTAAATTTTGCTTTTGTAATTTCATCTTCTGACATATTTTCAGTTATTTTAGTATATTTTGTCCAATGTTTGGGAATTGGTTTAATCACAAGACCTTTGGTGGCATCTATAATGGCTCCTTGTTCTTTTCTACATTGTTTTAATCTACGAATAATTTCTTTATATTCGAGTGAATCTTTTGAAAATTTTGGAAGCATAGCATACATTGTTGTAGATAAGTTTGTAAGAAAACCAACTTTAGTGTCAAATCCTTTTAAATCTGATTTATATAATTCTGATTCTATAATTTTTGTTTTAGGAGCATTACGAGTTTCATACATGATTGGTAGTCCACCATATGCTCCATCAATTATTTCTTGTTGATTAGTAAGACAAATTATATCTCCATCAAGATCTGCACCACCAAGAATTGCCATATCCATACCATGAATATTAAATATACAACAATTATTTAAATATTTATACCATTTTTCAATATTATCATTATTTTTAAGATTGAGTATATCTACCTCGCTTCTCCAAACTAAAGGAGATCGCATTCCTGCTATTTTATTTATACCTTTATCTAACCAATATTTATTATAATGTTCATTATGATTTAATATTCCTTTTATCTCTAATCCAAAAATATGTTCCATAAGAGCAACAGGATCAGCAACCATAAAAGTATATTGTCCCTCTACTAATAAATTACCAATATAACTTTCTTTTATTTTTTTCTGTAAGGAACGTTGAATGTGTGATTGAATATAAGGATCATAAATAAGATCATTATTTAAAATAATTGCTTTAACTATATTATCATTAATTTTAGAAAATATATCAGGATCATATGATTTTCCTGCATATGTTCCTAATAAATAAAGTAATGTATAATCTAAATTGTTAGAAAATATATTTTTAAAATATTCAATTGTTTTGGCGCATAGTGATTCTATTTGATTTTGATTTAAATTTAATGCTTGTATAAATTGATAATTTAATGAGGTGTGTGTATTCTCTTCTTTGGGACTATATCTTGTTACTCCCCATCCTAAATTATTCTTTTTACATTTATCAGTATAATCTTTTGTAGAATCAAATGCGTTCCAAAGTTTAAATTGTGATGCTGTTAATATCACATCAATATCTCTAATATTGACTTCATTTCCATAAACATCTTTTACAATATGGACTCCACACTCATCGCTAAATTCTAAAAAATCTACAACACAAACCATTCCTTTAATAAAATTAGATCTAATAATAAAACAAGAAGGAATATAATCTAAATCTAAATCTTTGGCCCAAACTTCTGCCATACGTGGACTTATAATTCCTTGACCATCGAATAAATTAAAAGATAATTCTTTTTCTACTTCTTCAATGATATCATCTTTCAAATCTATTTCTGTAACCCATTCTACTTTTTCTTTTTTTGTTATTTCACAATCAGGAATTACACAAAAATATGGTGTTGTTACAGATAAAGCTGTGCTTGAAGCTAATGCAAAATAAGCATTAAATTTGGCAGGAACAATTTCAATATCTTTTCTATCATTATTTAAAATTCTTTTTAATTTTATTTCAACATTAGAATCTACCATTAAAACATTATTTTTTCTTGCTTGTCCTGCACTACACATTAATCTTACAAATTTTTTATTATTTATAAACAATCCATTTTTTATAATATATTCATAATGTTTAGTATTTTTTATAATTATACTTATAATTTCTGGTACAAATAAAATTTCATCAATTTTATTTTCAATATTATATAAATTAAATTTTTCATTACTTTTAGATGCTTTTTTTTTATCTTGAAATAATTTTATAAGTTCTTCTTCATTATTAGTTTTACCAGTAATTTCTCTTAAACTTTTTAACATTTGACTGTCACCGATACTAATTAATTCCCCATTTTTTCTAGCTTGTTGTGGTGTTAAATGTATATCATATCCATATTCTTTAAGTCTATCTGTTGCAAATTTATATATATAATATTGTGTAAGTTTTTTAGACAATCGATTCTCCTAATTTTTTTTATCTTCTCCAGCATCTATTAATATATATTTACCATTACTTCCTATTACATGAGTTCTGTCAATAATTTTACCACATTCTAGACATTCAATATGTTTCCATCCATTATCGGCAACTTTTATATTTTCTCCACAGCTACAAACAAATTCTAATATATCATCTGGGGCAGCGTCTTCAGCAGCACAATATGGGCATTCATCTTCCGGCCAATTTACAATATTTATTTCTTCTATTTCTTTAATAGAAATTAATTCGGCTCCTTCTGGAAATATATTTGTACTTTCTTCTTTGGCAATTATAGTAGCATTAAAAAGATTATATTCTCCTACGTGAAATATACCTTCTAATGATGGAAAATAAGGTAATTGTTCTGAATTTAAATTATCTATATCTACATCTTCAAAATCTTTAAATTCTGGAAATTGATCAATATTATTTTTAATTGTTTCTTTTTTTTCTTTATCATCTAAATTATATTTTATTTGTACTTCATAGATTTTTATCATTATTATTTTATTTATATTTCCTTTTTTATTTATTAACTAAAATGTGAAGATATAAAACAACTAAATACCATAAATAATAAAAATGCCAGTAAAATGGCTTCTGCCCAAGGGAAGTTTTCTGTGTTGTTTGAGTTTATATTATTACCCCGTCTTCCTTTTTCTAGTTCATTTATAAATTGATATCGTGCATATCGATTATATCCATAATTACGTCCTCTAAAATTGTGTGCCATATTTTGATTCCTTTCTATTTTTCTCTAAGTAGATTTATATAAGTTATAATTGTGTGTGTTAATTACATATTAATAGTATATAAATATAACTTATACTTAAAATATTTTACCACACTTTATTTATTTTGTCAAGGGTTGAAATATATTTATTATATTAGAGTTTTCTAATAATTTGAGAAATAATCTTGACAAATTTTAGATTGTGTAGTAGAATGTGAAATGGGCTTGGTCTTGACTAATTACCAAGACGACAAAATAGGTCTTAATTCCTTTCTACCTATGCCCGTATTTTATTTTTTTTATTATAGAGAGGATATTTATTAATGTTTTTGTTTATAGGGCTAGATTCTATTTGTAGTTGCAACTATAAGTAGGATGACAAAGAGACAGATGCCTTCCATGTCTCGCCCTTATTTTATTCTGGAAGGTTATTTAGATTTAAAGAAAGAAGGCATAATGCAATTATATAATTTTTATGGCAATGAAATAAGCAAGAAAGTTTTAAGTGAAAAAGAAGCTTTAAAAAGAATGAGAAATAATACTTTAAGGCTTGTAGATAATTTAAGTTATAATTATAACCGAGAATGGATTAATATTTTTGGTTATAAAAGACCTTATTATTATTTATCATTTCCCAATGATACTAAAAATTCATATTTTGCTGGATATATTTATATAATTAGAAATATAAAAACTGGAATGGCATACGTCGGGCAAAGTGACAATATTATTCAAAGAAAGTCTAAGCATTTTACTGATTTAAAAAACTTAAAGCATATTAATGCAGATATGCAAGTTGACGCACTATTATATGGATTAAATAGTTTTACTTTTGGAATTATAGAATTTAATATTCCCCACGATGCTTTACTAGATAAAGAAAAACAATGGATTAAATATTTTAATACGGAATATCCAAATGGTTATAATGCTCCTTATGATATAAGAATTGAATATAATCAGAGAAATGCCAAAGAATTTATTGCCGAGTTTATTGAAATAAAAAATATAAGAGATGATCAAATTAAAAACGGAAAAGATATAAAAGAATATATTGATGACAAAATAGAATCTTATTGTTGGAATAGTAAATGACACGTCAATATATAAGTGATATAGTCACTATAGAAGAAATTAGCAAATGGCAACCGGGAAATACTATTCTTATTAATAGCATGACGGGCAGCGGAAAAAGCCAAATGATTAAGGATGTTCTTTATATTTATTGTAAAGAAAATAATAAAAAAATATTATTATTGTCAAATAGAAATGCATTAAAAGGACAGAATCAAGAAGAACTTGGTGATGAAAAATCAGATGTTATTACTTTAAAGAATTATCAAGCTTTAGAATCTAGTATTATTCTGGGAAACGAAATTGAAAGTTTATTTAAAAAATATGATTATATTTGTTTCGATGAGTGCCATTATTTACTTTCAGATAGTGCCTTTAATTTAAATACAGATATTTTATTGACACAATTAAAAAATCCTATTAATACTAAAATATATATTTTTATGTCTGCGACACCAGATGCCATATTGACTTATCATGAAGATTTCACATTTAAATATAATATTCAAAAAGATTATTCTTATATTAAAGATATTTATTTCTTTTCTAGGACAGAAACCTTAGAGAATATTTTAGAGAAAATTCCTCCCGAAGATAAACTTATTTATTTTGGTAGTGCTTTGGATGCACAGAACTTAAGTTTAGGTTTTAGCGATTCTTCTTTTATGTGCTCTGAGAATAATAAAGAATTTTATCGTAAAAGTTCTAAGTCTGTATCTGGAGAAATTAAGAAAGATAATATGTTTAAAAGTAGATATTTATTTACAACAAAAGTTATAGATAATGGTGTAAACATTATAGACAAAAACATTAAACATATTGTTTTAGATCTTTTTGATACCATAGATTTAATTCAGTGTATTGGTAGAAAAAGAATTAAAGGAGATGATGATAGAGTTACATTATATATAAAAAATTATCATGGTGGAGAAATCTATCCTAAACTTCAAAGTGTAAAAAAGAAACTGGATCTTGTTTATGAAATTGAAGATATTGGCAAAGAAGAGTTCCAAAAGAAAAACGTAAGAACTATTTTAGATCCTATTATTCAAAATAACTTTGATGTAAATCAGGCCAAACTTTATTATTATAGATACTTACAAAACATGTTGTCCAAAATGATCAGAGATAAAGAACAAGATGGTTATAAAAAATATGTTTGTGAACGACTTGGGTTTCCTTATGAAAATATTAAGATAGCGGAATTGTATTTTGAGAAAGAAAATTTAACTGATATTTTAGAATCTTATTTAGGAAAAAAATTATATAAAGGAGAAGAACAAGATATATTTAAAGAAAAGTTTTTTAATAAACTTTTTGTTCCAAAGAGAAAATTGAATTTAAGGAATAGGGGATATAATACTATCAATACAATTCTCCAAGAAGACAAATTACCTTATTATATTACTAGTATTAAAGATAGAAGAATTGGAAGTACCAAAGATAAAAAGTTTTGGATTATAAATAAAATTGATATGGACGAGAATGAGGATATTGATTCAGATTTTTCTGATACTAACCTTGAATTTTAAAACGATTGCGGTGTAGGAGTAAACGGAGACTAACAGCAAGAGGAACGTTACTTTTTTACCAAATTGTCTTTATATAGCTTTTAGGTAAAAAAAGTACGTTTGAACAAATTTTTATTCTATTTAAATTAATAAATTAATCAAAAATATATCATTTCTACACCAATCTTAAATATCATTTACGATTTATATACTATATAAACAAAACTTTCAATATTTGCCTATTATTTACAAATATTTATCATTATTTATTAATATTTTAATATATTTTATAAATGTTTAATATTAATTTTATTATACTATTCATATATAAAATTATAAATACATACCTATATCTATTATCAAAAATTAACCAATGTTAACTGTTAATTTCATGTCAATTTCAATTATCACATACCAATTATATAAAATATATATCAAATTATAAATCACATACAATTAAACATAACAAAATCATTAAAACTACTTCATTTAGACGAAAATCTGGATGAAGTAGTTTTTGTTATATTTATATATATTTGATATAAGATTTTGAGAATAGGGTTAATATTGATAGTGATTTAGATAATTTTTTTAGATATGATTGGTAAGGTGTTTATGTAATTAAGTATATTTATTTTTATTGTTTTTGTTGATAAGGTGTGTGAGTTAATGTGCTATGGGGTGTTTCATTAAAATAGGCATTTTTGCATTTGTAAAATACCCCTATTATCTAATTATTATATATAGATAATAGTCTGATAATAGGGATAATGATTGATTTGATCGATAAATTAATTTAATTTTTTAAAAGATTTTTAGTATTAATTTTATTGAGCATTTTTGATTTAATTGATTTAAGATTTGTAACATATCGTTTTACTCACCACACTTAATATATCAACTAACGATATATCGATATACGATACATACACTCACACATAAAATAATAATCATTATCTAATTATTATCTAATTATTATATTAATAATAATAATTAATTATCTTATTGATAATTAGTTGTCAGACATATTCGTATACTAAACTCTTAACTTATGTTCTAGTATGTTCTATATTATTATGGTATTATATTTTTACGGGACATTGTAAAAGTCTCACCAAAACTATACGAAAGAGAAAACATAATGGATAGTAAAATAAAATGGTTTAGAATCAATAACTTATACAAAAAGCAGAATCATTATATGTGTATGTTCGATTTACACATGGAATATGATGATTTAACAGGTGAAAGATTATCACAAAAAGAAATTAATCAAAAATTATATGAAATTGCATGTGAGATTAAAACTCTTGTAGATACAAAAGAGGATTAATTTAATCCACTTCTAACATTCACAAAAAAGGATAAACATAATGAACGAAAAATCAATAATCAAAACCAGACTACACAAGAATTTTAATAGCTATTCGATTGATGTACTTTCGTTGAATGGATTAAACTGGGTTACAATGCAAGAATTAAAAGCGGCAAATAGGCAGGATGCGATCAAAGAAGCAAATAATTTTATCAAGAATTGGAGTAAAGATAACGGAAGTAGAATATATGCAATAGTAAAATAATCCTTCCCTCATCCGTACCCTGTAAATTATTACAGGGTATCAATCAGCGAAGCGATTGTAAAATCAGTGAATGATTAAAAACTAGAAAAGAGGATAAAAAAATGGAAACAGAAAACAAAGAATATGCGCTCAAAATCTACAAAGTAATTGATGGCACTGATGATTGGCCTATAATTGACATTATCACCGGCACATCGGAGCAAGATTGTATCGATCAAGCTGAACAGAAATACGGTAGTAACAATGACTACCACTGGACAAATCCATACTAAAATATTAAATACGTGAGGGTGATAAAGTCTGTTATCACCCTTATCAATATAATATTTTAGAAAAGGAATCTCATCATGTTAGAAAATTACGATTTTATCAAACATCAAATAACTAAACCGGGAACCAGCGAAGATAATCATCGGTTAATCAAAGTCGCCGAAGGTTCATTACCTGCTATGATAAAATTCAGGCAGGATAATTGCAGTCGTTTTGCAAAGATAGAATTAATCCCATCGACTGATCAGACAATTGTGTATGCATATGTGGAAAGGTTATAAAATGAAAAAACATACTGTCAATGAATTAGCTTATTATGATACTTTTAGCGGTATGATACCTTGTAAAGTTATTGCAATTGACACTGACAAGTCATTTGATTATGACAAGGGAATTCCTACAAGCGATAAAATCACTGTCAAATTAACAGCCAATTGTCAAGCTTATAAACGTGGTGAAATTATTACCGACAATTCAATGCATATCATACCACGCGAATCCGTTCGCTGTAACAGAATCCTCAATAATTATCAATGGGAATAATGTAATGAAACAATATAACCGTTCATACCTCACTATCAATATTAGCTATAAAAAACGTTACAAAGATATTTTATGCATTGTAGCTACACTTTGCACGCTTGCAATTGTTATACCTGTTGTAATCAGTCTCATACGGTTTTTATCATGAAAGATAAACTAATCATTGCCTTGATTCTAATAATAACTATCCTTATCCCCGGTCTAGTGGGTATTGCAAGGGTAGGATATTAATAACAGATAACAGAATAAAAAGCATGAAACAAGGATTTTATACCTTTAAAATGAAAGGAATAACAAACAATGAATCCCTCAACTATTAATAAAAATTTTGAGATAGGCGATAAAGTACATTATACACATGGATTTTTAAAATCTATAAATTGCTATAGTGGAGACATACCCCATTTAACAGGTATTGTGCAATCTGTCAAAACAATTTCACGAATTAAAAAAACAATCGTTAAGGTATTGTGGAGTGATGGAAGTTTACAATCTAGCTTATCATGCAATCTGGTTAAAAATGGTTCGTGCGATATAACAGAATAATATAATTGATATTTTACTATAAAGGACTGGATTATTACCAGTTCTTTTTATTTTAATATCTCATGGTATAAATCATCACCTTGTCAATTTAAAGCCCGGAAAATCGTTTCTGTGGCCTGTCAGACGGTATTTTATAGCTACTTCCTTAGTAGATTCCCCGGCGAATTCCTTATATATTTATATTCTCTTTCTATAATACTATAATAGATTCCTTACCAGATCGCCCGGTAAGATTATCATAAAATCCATTAAATAAACATAAAATTTTATAAATTGTATCATTGTATCAATTTTCTATTTTAGTAAAATTGCCTATTGACAAGTGATTCTAATTTTGCTACTATGCTATTGTAATAAAGAACTAATCAAAACAAACGGAGATGATAAAATGTCAGAAAAAATGAATTCCACTCGTAAAACAAATAAACAGAATCAGGAAATATGGTATTGTGGCAAAGGATTTTATAAATGGAATGCTAAATTCTCCCGGTGGGAATGGTTACAGAAAACAAATTCCCCGGTGAAAAAAGAAGGACTATACAAAAAATTTGATGAAACTATGATACATTAATTATTTCTTCATACGTACCGGTTATCATACACATAACCGGTATCAATGAGTAAATAATTTATATAATAGGAGTCAACCAATGAATAAAGAAAAAATTAAAGAAATAATCAATCAATATCAATCAACTGGTAGAATAGCGTTTTATCATCCGAGAAAAAAAACAATTTCTTTGAATGGTGGAAGACAATTACCAGAACAAGAAGCAATTAAGATTATGTTGGAATGTTTAAATAAAGAAAATCCAGCATACTATCAATATCGTAAAAATTTCTTTTGTTCTTAATAACAAAAACCAATAACAGGAGCGTATAACATGGTATCAAAAAACTTTAACACTCAACCAGAAACAAAACAGACTATCAAAAAACCCGGTGATAAATATGATAGTACTGGAAAAATTATCTCGAAAAGTCAAACGCAGATTCGCCGAGAATTAAAGCAATTACGCAAGATGTTGGCACAACCACAAAGCGAATCTAGTACGCAGTGGATTCAGAATTTGATTGATGAAAAGGAATCAACACTCATCGATTAAATAAATTGATTATAGCGTTTTGGCCTGACTGTGACAGGCCAAACCAGTATAATTAATTCGGATTATACATTATGGAGATAATAAAATGATCAATAAACTTTTACATTATATTTATGATGTTTTGAATGGGGATATCCCAAACACACAAGAATCATTTTTTTCTATTGATGGTGATTTAATTTGTGATGTCAATGACAGGGAAAATTATTTTACCTTCTTGATGGAAGATGGAGAAAAATATAAAGTAACTATCACTAAAATTGATTAATTATAGCATTCTGTTATACAATACCAGTATAACAGACTAGTATAATTAATTCGGATTATACAAAATAAGGAGATAAACAATGAATAATCAAAATTTTGGTATGAAAGTAACAGTGATTTTCAAAAAAGATTCTATATATTCAGACTCTCCACCACAAACAAAAAGAATGATATACCACAACATAACAAGCATCCATTACAATTATAGAAATGGTAATGGAGACAAAGAAATCAATCTTGCTTTAGAATCTGATATTCACAAAACTGGTTTTCTTCTTTCTATGGATAATGACGTAGAAGAATTTTTTACATCAATTGAAACAGAAATAGCCGAAACAGTTTAAAAATATAATAACGGAAAGGAATAAATTAATGACAGGACACGCACTATACTTAAAAACTCGCAATAATAAAACTGTATCATGGTCAGACGCGGATATTGAACCTATTGACATCTTCCCAACAAAAGAACAGGCAGAAAAGATTCGACAACGGGAACAGGTTAAATATAATCCGGTATTGTGCCGATTGTTTATTAAAAAAGAAAGGATAAATTAAGATGAAAAAGACTCATGAATTAGGCTTTTATGAATCATATTTGAAAACTCAATTCTCGGTAGAAGAATTTAAAGCATTTGAAAATTTTATGCGTGGTCAAACTGCTGGATTAATTGACGGTGAAGTAGTTTATTACTTCATTGATGTACAAAATTTTTGCCTATGTTATGACATCAAATTTCCATCATTTTAACAAAAAGAGTCATGAAATACTGATTCTATGCTACTTTGGAATTCCCCATTGACAAGGCTTAACATAATGGTTATACTAAGTTATATCAGAAAATAAGGAGATAACATCATGTCAGAATCAACATGCAAAGATAGAATTAATCAGGAACTAAAAGATCGTATTTCAGATTTAAAAACACTCTGGAATTTGTACCAAGAAGATTCAGAGAAAAACGATCCAGATTTAGGTAATTTCGCCGAATACGGTTTATGTTTTGATTATGTTGCTCCGAAAACATTCAAAGGACAGCGTAAAGGATATTTTCGGTATCAATTATCCTATGGTGGCCCGTCAGACGAATTCAGGTTTTATACAGAACAAAACTTTAAACACAATCCCTTATCATGGGGAAAATCAATTTCTTTTAGTGTTACTAAAATTGAGTATGTTTTTCTTGATTGGTTTGACGGAGCAAGCAAAAAATTAACCGGTAAAAACTTTGACCTATTGTCAGAAATTTTTCAGGACTTTGACGACATGGGAGCAACAGAATCAGAATATAATAAGGCAATGGAAAATTAATTTTATCCTGACAACATAGCCGGAACACATAACAGATTCCGGCTATAAAATGAGTATAAAATTATGCAGTACAATAGCGGAGGTTTACCAATGGCATACAAACGATTAACACAAGATGAATACATTGTACAGGGAAATTATAATTATGATAACGAATGGGAAGATTTAACCGCTGAAAGTACCAGAAAAGAAGCCAAAAAACGATTAAAAGAATACCGAGAGAATGAACCGCAATACTCCCATAGATTGATTAAAAGACGTGTAAAGATACAATAACATATAGGGAAAAATAAAAAATGAAAAAGGAATATATTGTTTTTACAAAATATGGCGATGTTTTTGATGGCTATTTATGGATTGTAAAAGAAAATAAAAAATTATTTCATGAAAAAACTTTTCAAAAACAACAAGCTACATTATTTACATTAAAACAAGCTCAAAAAATTTGTTTTAATAAAAATCAAGAACTAAAGAAAACTTTTTCTTTTTGTCGTGTTTGGGGATATGAAACATTATAAACCCAATAAAATCAATGTTTCATTGGTCTTAACAGACCGAGAAAGGATAAAATCAATGTGTGATTCTTGTGAAGTCTTATATATAAATAATGTCAAATGTCATGAATCGGGCTGTCCTAATGCGTGGAAAGATGAAAAACGTTCTTGTTTATGGTGCGGTCAAATATTCACTCCAGAAGATAAAGAGCAATTATTTTGTAATAATGAATGTGCAGAAGATTATTCTTCTTAACAGGAAAGGAAAAATAAATTATGAAATACGGAATCTTTGTAATTTATGAAAATGGACAGATATTTCGATATGCAATTGATTTAACTTTTGTTTCATCAGAAGAAGCATACAATTGTTTTATAAGTTGGCGAAGTGTAGACGAATTGAATAATAAACTTCCTATTGGTGGATTATATTTTACAGTATTACCAATTTGGAAATAACAGGAATAATAAAATGAAAAAAGCAATAGTACAAAATACAATAACATGGATTGAAAAAAAAGATAAAAGCGGATTTATCCAAAGAATTCCGTTTCTTGGAAATATTAAATTAAAACCTAAAGGCTGGAAAATTTCAAAAAATCAAGATCAATAAAATAGGAGCAAAAAATGAAAAATTTTATAGTAATTTCAAGGTATTCAGATGGATCAGGCCGATCATATGAATATTATAAAAATGTTTTTAGCGCAATTTTCAGATTATGCAATTTATGGTTTCACAAAAAACAAAATAAATGTAGTATGATATATTTGAATATTGAATAAGTAAATAATAGGAGCAAAAAATGTTTAAAATTGGAACTAAAGTTAAAATTATTCTGAACAATGGTAACGAAACGTATGATAACCTTATAGGAAAAGAAGGCATTATTATCGATAATTTATATCCTTATAGAGAATATCACAAATGGATTGTTAATATTCTCGGTAAAGGTTCTCTAGTATTTGATGAAAATAAATTAAAACCTATTTAAACCCAATAAAACAACTCTTTCATGCGGTTTAACAGAAAGGATTAAAAGAATGAATAAAAAATATCTTGAACGTAAAGAGAGATTATTGCCAGATGAAAAACCGCGTTATATTCGATGTTAT